CGTAAATACTTCTTTGATAGATGCGAAAGAGAAGGCATTAAATTACATACCTTATTAGGTAATCACGATGTTGCTTATAAGAATACACTTGAAGTAAATTCTTCATCATTACTATTAAATGAATATCACAACATTGAAATATATGATGATTTTCAAACAGTAGAGTTTGATGGTGTTAATATTGATATTGTGCCTTGGTTATGTGATGATAACGAACCTGTTATCTTTGAAAAGATGAAAGAGTCTAAATCACAAATCTGTTTTGGACATTTTGAGATTGCAGGTTTCGAAATGGACAGAGGCAATGTTTGTGATACTGGTATTGACAAACAGTCATTATCAAAGTATGATATTGTTTTAACTGGCCACTTTCATCATAAATCAACTGATGGTAATATTACCTATGTTGGTACGCCTTATGAGATGACATGGGCAGATTGGAATGACCCTAAAGGATTCCATATCTTTGATACGAACACAAGAGGTATGGAGTTCATTCAGAATCCTTTTGCCATGTTTCATAAAGTATCTTATGATGACGGCACTTCTACCTTTGAAGATTGGAAGAAGTATGATTTTGATAAATTGAAAGAGTGTTATGTGAAAGTTGTTGTGTTGAATAAACAGAATCCTTTTTTATTCGACCATGTAGTAGATAACTTATACAAAGTAGGTGTGTCTGACATTTCTATTGTTGAAGATTTTAGTGATTCATTAATAGATGACGACCAAGAAATAATCGACCAAGCAGAAGATACAATGACTATACTTTCTAAGTATATTGATAACCTTTCACTTGATGTTGAACCTGATAAACTAAAAAATATTATGCGTGAACTTTATGTTGAGGCATTAAACACAGAAATCGCTGAATGATTTTATTTCGATATGTGAGGTGGAAGAATCTTCTTTCCACTGGTAATTATTTTACTGAGATTAATTTATCCAATACATCAAACACTTTGGTTGTTGGAGAAAACGGATCAGGCAAGAGCACAATGTTAGATGCATTGTGTTTTGGTCTTTTTGGCAAACCATTCCGTGACATTAACAAACCGCAACTGTTAAACTCTATCAACAATAAAGATTGTGTTGTAGAGGTTGAGTTTAATGTAAACAATAAAACATACAAAATTGTTCGTGGTATTAAGCCAAACATTTTTGAAATTTATTGTAATGGCGAACTCATTAATCAAGAGGCGGCATCCCGTGACTATCAAGAATACCTTGAGAAGTTTATTCTTAAATTAAACTACAAGTCTTTCACACAGATTGTTATTCTTGGTTCTGCATCCTTTACTCCTTTCATGCAACTTAAATCGGCAGACCGTAGGGAGATTATTGAGGACTTACTTGATATTCAAATCTTCTCTACTATGAATGGTTTGGTTAAAGACCGACTGAGTAATAATAAAGATTTGATGGTCAACACTAAACACAATATTGATTTGAATCAACAAAAATATGATATGCAAAAGAAACATATCGATGAGTTGAAACAGAACAATGAAGATAAGGTGAAAGAACATGAAGGTGAGATTGAAAGTAATTTGCGTACCGTATCCGACCTATTGGCAAATGTTAGCACCCTCTCCACAGAGGTCGACAACTTGCAACTGGTTGTTGAAAGTAAGATTGAAACAGAGAATAAGGTCAAGAAGATTACAAAACTTGAATCGCAGATTGAAAGCAACCTATCCAAATTTCGTAAGGATATCGGTTTCTTCCAAAACCATGATGATTGTCCAACATGTAGGCAAGCCATTGCCATGGAGTTTAAAGAGGAAGAACTCATTTCCCTCAATACTAAAGTTCAAGAATGTGAACATGGACTCACACAATTAGAATCTAAACTAACAGAAGAACAAACTAAACTGAATGAGATTAATGAAACACAAAAGAACATTAATCGTAAACAAGTTGAGATTGCACAAAACAATACTTCTATAACAGAGACTAACAAGTATATTGACCGACTTCGTAAGATAGTTACTCAATTGAAAGACACGAAAACGGTAACTGAAAAAGAAGAAAAAGAATTAAATACTATTGATGAAACTTTGACAAGTTTAAAAAATGACTTGAAGAATTTAATACACGATAAAACTTATTATGAAGTTGCAAGTGGTCTTTTAAAAGATACAGGTATTAAAACTAAGATTATTAAACAGTATTTGCCTGTTATCAATAAATTGGTAAACAAGTACCTTGCATCATTAGACTTCTTTGTAAACTTTAACCTTGATGAATCATTTAAAGAAACCATCAAGTCTCGCCATCGTGATGAGTTTACATATAATAACTTTTCAGAAGGCGAGAAACAACGGATTGATATGGCATTGATGTTGACTTGGCGTGCAGTTGCCAAGTTAAAGAATTCATCGAATACCAATTTGTTAATTTTGGATGAAACATTTGATTCTTCATTAGATGCCAATGGCACAGAAGAACTAATGAAAATCCTACATATGTTAGAAGGTGTGAATTTGTTTGTTATCTCACATAAAGGTGATATACTGCAAGATAAATTTGCCAATGTGATACGATTTGTTAAAGAGAAAAACTTTTCTAGGATTATAAAATGAGTGAAACAATTGATACATTAGATACACTAGTCATTGATACTGGTGCGGGTAATATACAAGAACAGAGAATAGAACCTTTGCCATTGTTTGATGAAAATCATTCGATGTTGCGAGTGCCTATTCCAGAATATACAAATGTTATGCCAAATTTTAACATGGAACTTTTAATCAAACGATTGAAGATGACCATGAAATTATATGGCGGTATCGGGTTGTCTGCCAACCAATGTGGAGTTTTTGAACGGGTATTCGTAATAGGCACAGATGACTTTCAAATTGCCTGTGTTAATCCTAAAGTAATTTCCGTTTCAGAACAAAGAGTTAAAGAGAGTGAAGGTTGCCTTTCTTATCCAGGTTTATATTTAAAGCTTGACAGACCAGCATCAATTGATGTAGAATTTACAGATGAGAATGGCGCAGTAAGGCAAATGAGACTTGATGGCGTTAGTGCGAGATGTTTTTTACATGAGTTAGACCATATGAATGGTATTCGTATGACAGAGCAGGTAGGACCTGTTGCATTGCAAATGGCAAGACGCAAACAGGAAAAGATTATTAAAAAAATTGTTCGACACAAGAAAAAATGAAATTAACTATTACTCGACTGAGAAGTGGCACAAACTATAAAGGTCAACCACTTCACGATATCATGGATTCGTTTTATGAATTGTATAGTGAATACATTCGTAAGAACACACAACACACATATGGTGTCTGTAATTTCGGATGGAATGCCGCTAATCGTAAAAAGTTAGATGACATTTTAGATTCGGATGTTATTATTATTCCTAGTGAGAATGAATTCTTTCAACATATTAAAGGTTACATCGACCCACGACACAAAGAAAGGTCGGATGAATTCGTTGCACAGATTGGTGAACAACTTGCAAAGAAACATGTAATCATTATGAGAAGTGACCGTGCTGATACCGAAGAACTGTATCGCACAAGAACATTCAAAGACTTCCCTATTGGCAAGTTTTCAATCTTTGATGAGACAGATTTACCTGGTGGTCTACATGGGTTGAAGTATCATTTCATTAAAGAGAATATGCCTTTTGATTTGTTTGAAAGTACCGAAAAAGAAGTTGATTTCATTTATTGGGGTTGCGATAAACGCAAACTGATTGACAATGTGGAATCAGGTGATGAAAGACATTTGGTATTTAAACGCATTAAGAAAGATGCCAAAGTAAAATCGTTCTTTATAGGTAAATATAATGCAATTGTGCCTGACAAGAAGATAGATTCGATGTATAATCTACTTCCATTTTTGAAACAAGGTAAATCTACCTTATGTTTTAATTGGATTGATAACAAGGCAGTTACAAGTAGGTATCACGAAGCAATTGCATGTGGAGTATTTCCATTCGTATGGAGAAAATACGATGAAGATAATACATTGGTTGCAAATGATTGGCAACGAATTGACTCAGTAGAAGAATATTACGATAAACTACCACAAGTAGAAAGTAAGTTCCCTGAGATAGAAGATTATTACTTGAAGAATACTATGAAACCTAGAGAATGGTATTACGAAAGATTTGAACAACGAATGAATGAGTTACTTAAATAATGGCATATAGTTTTGATCCAAAAGACGATGTAGAAGCACAATGGCAGAAATGGTCTGATTCTAATACTGATTTCTTAGATGTGAACATGGATGAACTCCGTGAGAGAACAATCAAAGAACTCACTTATGTGTCTGCCATGGATGTGAAAGAATACACACTATTTCAAAAGTGGTGTGAAGTGCAAGAAAAGTATCCCACAGTTACAGTTAATGATTTGTGGGAAGGCGAAACTAAAGTTCTTGCGGATGAGAAACAACGCCGTGCTATTGCAGAAGTTAAATCTAATTTCTGGATGCAAAACGATCCTGATGACTACCTCAAACTAGAACCTGAATTAGTCTATACAAATAAAGAAGAAGATTTACCTGAATTGTGGAATACGATTCGTACCTTTTCTTCTACAATGAAGAACAACAGTAACATTGGTCGTAACCTAAACTTTGTTGTGAGAGATAAACCAACTAAGAAGTACCTTGGTGTTATCTGTATTAGTTCCGACTTCCTTGATTTGACACCGAGAGATAACTTCATCGGTTGGACAAGAGAAAAGAAAACACAAGGCGCAATGATTAATCACACCGCAATCGGTTCTACGATTGTGCCATTACAACCACTAGGTTTTAATTATGTTGGCGGTAAGTTACTTGCATTGTTATGTTTATCTACACCTGTGCAAGAATTGTGGGAGAAACTGTATGGTGATAAACTCGTATCAGTAACAACTACATCACTCTATGGTAAAACTAAAGCAGGCGGTCTATCACAATACGACAACCTAGACTTTTGGCAACCTATGGGATTTACCTCAGGTTCAGTATCATTTGAACCATTGAAAGACACCCGTTTGTTAATCAGAGAATGGTTGAAAAAGAACCATACTCGCAAATACTTTGAATGGTATGTTGCAAAGAAACCTAGTGGGCAACCACATAAGCGTGACCACAAGAATCGTTCTTTGAACTTTGCATATTCACAGATGAGTATACCTAAAGAATTGATTCGTAGTGAACATGCTCGAGGTATTTACTTCACACCACTATATGATAAGTCTTGCGAATTCTTGCGTGGTGATGATGATGGTCAAAACATGACCAAACTATTTGATACAAGTGTTGAGAACTTGGTTAATGTATGGAAAACTAAACATGCAAAACCTCGTATTAAACAATTGGCAAAGAAAGACAAGGTATCTACCGAGTCCTTATTCTATGATGACCTAATCTACCTAACTTGGGAACAGGCAAAAGAGAAATATTTGCCTCAAGTAGGTCGATAAAACGCTTGACAAAGCATAAGTAATAGTGTAAGATGTCCTTATATGCGGTGAGTCCGAGACAGACTATCCCAATAGTCAGATAGGTTTAACTCCTATTAACCGCTCCAACCTTTATTCCTATTGACTTCCGAGTGTTGTTTTTAAGCAACAACGCTGGTTGACAATTAGGTTATGCCGTGATATAATTGTTGTATAAAGTGTGAAATAAGGACTTACATAATGAATTTTACTGCTGAACAAAAATCTCAGTTAGCAAAACTTCTTGCTACCGAGAATCTCACGGTTGAACACCAAAAGATTCAAACCGCACGATTCGACCCACAGAATCGTATTCTATATCTCCCAATTTGGCAAAATATGACAGGCGCTCTGTATGACCTGCTTTGCGGTCATGAGGTCGGTCATGCTCTCTATACACCTGCTGATGGATGGCATACTGCTGTTGTTGATAAAAACAAAGGCAGAAATTACAAATCATTTTTGAATGTGGTCGAAGATGCCCGTATCGAAAAGAAAGTAAAACGCCGTTATCCAGGTCTTAAAGTTCCTTTTCAAAATGCATATGTTGAATTGATGAAGCGTGATTTCTTTGGATTAAAGAACCGTGATATCAATGATATGGCATTTATTGAAAGATTGAACATTTATACCAAATCACAATATTCAATGCCTGTTGAATTCTCTACTGAAGAATTATCTTTGGTTAAGAAAGTTATGGATTGCGAAACTTGGGACGATGTGGTTCGTGTTACCGATGAGGTATACGGATATTCTAAAGATGAGCAATACGATATGCAATTGAAAGATTTTGAATCCTTCAATTATTCGGATGACTATGATGGTGATGGTGACGATTATGAGTCCGATGGTGGTGACTATGATTGGGACGATAGTGAGTCCGAAGAAACCAAATCTGATTCTAAAAAAGAAGGTAAAAACTCCGATGACACCGATGGTCAAAACGGTGATAGTGAAGATGGTGAAGAAGGCGATGACCAAGTAAAATCAAAAGCCGATAATGAATCAGAAGGTGAAGATGGTGAAGATTCTGATAATGAAGATAGTTCATCATTCAATCGTTGGAAAGATTCTGAACCTGCCACTAAAGATATGTTTTCACCTAGTTGTGAAACCGATGATAACTATCGTAAAAACGAAGTGATGCTTTTAGATGAAAAGTGTAAAGAATACATTTACCTTGAAATGCCAACACCTATTCTAAAAAATATTATTACACCTGCAAAGCGTGTTCAACAACAATTGACGGAGTATTATACACCAAGCGTTGGGTATTATTTGACCGCCGAGAAAATTAGAGAGTGGGTAACCGAATTCAAAAATAAGAATGACCGCTACATTGGTCTACTTGCAAAAGAATTCGAAATGCGTAAAGCTGCCAAGGCGTTTAGTAAATCTAAACTGTCCGATACTGGCGATATTGATATCAACAAATTGGCATCATACAAATTTGACGATAACATTTTCCGCAAAGTGATGATGACACCAAAAGGTAAGAATCACGGTTTGGTTTTGTTAATTGACAAATCTGGTTCTATGTCAGAAAACATGGCAGGTTCAATTGAACAAATTTTAGTTCTTGCCATGTTCTGCCGTAAAGTGAATATTCCTTTTGTTGTATATGGTTT